TGAAGGTTAGGGTCTGCGGGACGCCCGTGGGCGCGTAGACGTAGTTGATCGTGACGCTCAGCAGTCCCGATGCATCGGCCTTATAGGTGTAGGCCGGAGCGGGTTGCTTCTGGACGTCGGGCTCGTTCTTCAGGACGCTTTGAATCAGCGACTTGATCTCGGCGAACTCTTCCGGCGATAGCGCTCGGCCGACGAAGCGACCGAGCCCGGCGCCGTACTCCGGATGCCAGATATAGGTGCCGGGAGGTGTCAGCAGGGCGCGGACGATACGCTGGTTCAGTTCCGTCACGCCGTTCGCGGTCAAATCGTCCCCCGAGGCCGAGAACTGGATGTCTTGGCCCCACCAGTGGAATTCGTCCATGGGTTTGCTCTAGTTCGGCGGCAGGGTATTGCCGCCTTGAGGATCCGGGTGGGTGTGGCCCTTGACCGACTTGCCGCCCCCAATCACGTCTGTTGTGCCGGTGATCGTGCCCGGGGCCGTCAGGTTGCCGGCGAGCGTTGCCGTGCCGGTGCCATTGCCGATCGTCTGCGTGATGTCGCCATTCAGCGTGGTGTTGCCGTCGACTTCGAAATTGCCGACTTGCTTGAGCAGCGGGGTGGTACTGGTTATGCCCGTGGGCGCGCCGAGCGTGATCGTGCCGTCGTTATTCAGCTTGACGTACGAGCCTTTGCTGTCGACGATTGCGGCCTGCCCGGACTGCACGACCGGCGGCCGCGCGCTGTCGTTGAAAAATCGGCCGCCGGCGAGGCATGCCTCGATGCGTCCGTCGACGAAGTCCAGTCGCACCGAGTCGCCGATCGCGGGCCCAAACACCGCTCCGAAGTTGTTGCCGACCCAGGGTGCCGCGAGCGGCACGAAGCCGGTCTCTTCCATGGTTGGCAGCAAAATGACCTTGACCGTGTAGTCGTTCGGGTTGTAGGCGCTGACCTGGCCATACTTTGTCGTCGTGAACTGCGCGAGGAACTCCGAGACGGCGCGCTTGATGTGCTCGATCATGCGAGAGATACCGTCTGAGCCTGCGTTGCGGTCTTGCCATGGACCGTCACTTCGAACCGCGGTGGGTCGACAGAGCAGCGGCGCATGATGCGCGCCGCTTGATAGGTTGTGTCGTATGGCGTGCCAGTGCCGCGCACCTCGACCGGTGTCCAGGGATAGATGATCGCGTCACCTGGCAGTCGTGCTTCCATCTTGAATTCGTGCTTACTGATCTGCTCGAGCAGCTGCTGCGCCTTCGCGTCGCACTGCGCTTGCGTCAGCCCTGCGAACGTGAAGTCGTATTGCTGCAAACCCTGCGCGAGCGTCGCGTCGCGCTCGATCCGCTTTGCTGTCTTGCTGGCCGTGGCAACGGACGTGTAGACCGCGTTCTTCATGCCGTGATAGCTGCGCACGCGCACGGAGACGTCGTTCGCGAGCGTCAGATCATGCTCGAATTCGAGATCGATTGCGTTCGATCGCGGATACACGCGCTCGGCCGTCGGCGGCTCGTACTGGATCAGATAAGGTTCGCTCGACAGCGCGCTTGCGTAGGAGCCGAAATACAACGTGCGGCCCAACACAAAGCATTGCAGCCCTTCGTGCTGCGCAAGGTACGTCAGGATCGTCCAGATGCTCTGCTGCCGGTGCAGGCTGACGTGGTCCAGTGTGAAGAAGTGTCCGACGAGGTCTTTCGTCGCCTGGACCTTGGCCGTCAATCCAACCAGGCCGGCGAGGTAGGTCGCAACCTGGCTTGCCGTTTGATTTTGAAACTTCAGGTCGACCTTTTTATCGGTCATGAGCGCCGTCAGGTCGCGTCCGGACAACGTGATGCCCTGCGTCATCGCATTCAATCGCACAGAGTCGATTCGATACGTTTGAAGCAGGGTGAGATCGCTCGCCGAGTAGTTCTGCGGATCCTTCGGGAACCCGACATAGACGTCGATGAGGATTTCGGTTTGCTGCGTCCACCAAGCCCAATCAGCGAACTTGGCAGGGATCTCGACGCGCAATGTTCCTGCTTCATAGATACCGCTGTGACCCGCGAACCAATCCGACCAGTCGATTACCTTCGAGCCAACCATGAGGATCGACCGCGGCGCCGCGAGCGTGCCGGCGGTCGGTAGTTGGTTCAGCATGTCAAGGAATGATCAGCGTGTTGATGCCTGTCAGCATCGGGTCTGTCAGCTTGTTCGCGGCCGCGATTTCGGTCCACTTGGATGCGTCGCCGTACTGCTGGGCCGCGATCGTGTACAGATCTCCACCGCCGACGGTTATGGTCTTGGCGCTGGTAGGCGTCGAGACGAGCGGCAGGTTCGTCTGCATCCGCGCGCAGATGCTGCGCAGCTCGTACAACTCCGGCAACTGAACAGCCGAATTCATCTTTGCCAGGGCGTTATAGACGTTCGTGGCCGCGGGCGCGCCACCAACGATCCCCGCCGTGTTGGCCACGACGTTCTCAGCGGTCGCGATCATGCTTTGAACTCGCGATGTGACTGCCAGCAGCGGCGATGCAACCGAGGCGATCGTGTTTTCGACCGTGTTGACGATCTGATCCGCGCAGTTGGCCACGCCGCTGACGAACGACGTCACCGCCCTCAGACCGTATGCGATCGGCTGGGCCGCGTGCTGCACGGCGCTGAGCGCGCCGCCGAGATCAACGATCAGGCCATTGAGCGTCGAGTCGCCCAGGCAGTTCGACAGCGTGTTCATGCGCGCGAGGTCGGTCGCAAGGGCTTGCGCCGGCGTGATGGCGGGCACCGAGTCGACGGTGGCCGTCTGGTCCTCGATGACCTCGAACCGGATCCAGTAAGGGATTCGGAACGGGTACTTGTACGTCGCGCGGAACTCGGCGACGACGACGGTGTACCGAAGCGCATCCCAGGACAGCGTGCATTGCAAGCCTTCGCGACGCACGCTATCGAGGAAGCGAGCCCGGTCCAAGGCTGATGCGTACAGAAACAGCCCTGACCAAGCGAGCGGCGCATCGTCGGCGCCCATCGCATTGATTCGGCGCCGGCCGCCGATCATTTTCTTGACGTCGAGCAGATGCGCGCCGCCGAAAGGGATGTTTTCCGGGACTTCCGCGCCGCTGAATGTGAACGTGCCGTTGGGCGTGTCCAGCGTCAGAGTTGCGAAAGGGTTCACGGATATACCCCCATTCCGGGCGTGTACACGGTCGCATCACCGTTGAAGCCGGTCGGGCCCGTTGTTTTCGCGGGAACGAGCTTCTTCTCGACATGTGCGGCGATATCGTGACTGTCCAACTTCACGGTGACGTGCGTATCGTGCTGCTGCGCCGGGGCGGACTTCGTTACGTTGTCGCCGCCGAATGCGGGGCCGCCCCCAGCGATACCCTGATAGAACGTGAGCTGCTGGTCGGGCGTCATTTTCGACGTGACCGAGTTGTAGCCGCGCTGGATCAGGTAGGCGATGCCGCCTGCGATGAGCGAGCCGATTGCAATCTGGCCGCCGATGGCAGCCAAAGCGGCTGTGCCAATTTCCTCGCCTGTGATGGCCGTCGCCGCGCGCGCGAGCATGCTGCCAGCGCTCCCGACGAGAAACTTCGTCAACTTGACGACGCCCTTCTCGAGCATCCCGGTCGCCCCCTTCGCGCCTTTCCATGCACCCATACCAGCTACTGCGAGGCCGAACAGCCCTCCGTAACTCATCGCGCCACCAATGTTGGGATGATCCTTGCTTACATTGGCAGTCCAATCGAAAAAGGAGCCAGCCCCCTTCAATAGGGAATTGATCGGCCCCATCATCGCTTGGGTGCCGTTCATCAGCGTGATGTTGGCGTTTGCGATCGTCTGATCGGCCAAGCCGACGGTGCTGACCTGCGAAATCATCTTGCCCACGTCCATCGGCGCCTGCGAGAAATTCTTCAGGTCGGCGAGTGCATGCAGATTGCTGATCGTCGATTCTTCGCTGAAGAACGATGCCCCGCGCTGCCCCTGCGTGCCGAACGCCATCTTCAGGAGCGCATTGAACTTCAGCGGCTCCATCTTCTCGCGGTCCCCGGCGAGGATGGATACGATTTTCATCAGGTCCATGCTGCCGTTGCTATAGAACGACGATTTGTTGCCGTGATACAGCCCCAGCGCGTGCAGTGCCTCGTTTTGCTTTTTGTTCGAGAACAGCCCGCTCCCCAGCGTATTGGGCAGCGAGTTCATCGCCATCGCATTGAGCCACGTGCCTGACTTAGTGTTCATGATGCCGCCTTGCATCATCGTGGCGACAAGCAGCATGACGTCGCTCGAATTCGCGCCGGCGGCGTGCAGGGCGGGAAGGGCGTAGCTCGCTGCGCGCGCAATCTGGCCGAGCGACGCATGCGACGTCAGTGACGCCTGCAGCATCGACTCATAGAGCGGTTGAGCGGCTTCCGGCGAGTAAGCGCCTGCCATGTGCGACAGGCCGATAAACGCCTGCGTCGCCTCGGGCATCGATACGCCCTTGAGCTTGGACTCGAGCGCGATGTACGGCATCGCGAAGTCAAGCATCTGCTTTTGCTTCGCGGCGGACAGGGTGCGCATCAGCCGTGCGCCTTCGAGCATCGACTCGCCGAACGGCTCGATATGGCCGCCCGTCGCGAAGGCATACTGGCTCGCGTAGGCCATTTCGCGCGAGCGCAGATCGTCGAGGCTTCCCTGCCATTGGCCGAACGGGATCTGCGCCGTCGCCACGGCCTTGACGTTCTGATCGTTCAGACGCGCGTTCTCGTACGCCCCGTAGAGCATCCCGGCGGTCGCGACGCCGGCGCCAGTCGAAACGCTTCCCGTCGACCGACCTGAGCCGGCGCCTGTGCCGCTAACGCCGCCACCACCGGGGCCGACGCTGCCCGGCGCACGCATGTTTGCCGCTTCGGCGCGAGCCGCCGCCATGTTGCGCGCGAGATCGGCGCTGCTCGCCGCCATCGTGTCGATGACATAGCTCGCACGGGTGAGGCCGCCAGCGCTATCGCCGAGCGCCGTCGCGGCGGTGGCGGCTTTTTCGAAGTTCCTGGCCATACCGATGCCGGCGGCTGAGGCCTTGCGGGCGCTCTCGGCGAACGCCAGCATCGCGGAATTGGCTTTGTCAGCCCATTCGGCGATAGCCATCAGGCGATTGCTGACGTTATCCGTCAGTTCCGCCGTAACGGCAATCGAATAGGCGTCGATGGTCATTTTCTTCCTGCGATGGTGTCTTCAACGGCTTGGCCGACGAGATTGACGACCTCTTCGGCGTCGCGATACATCGCCGTGCCAAGAACAGGGCGCGGCGGAATGCCTTCGGGTGTGCCCAGTTCCTGGTAGACCATGATTTCGGATTCGCTGCCTACGATGAACTGTCGGGCGCTCGCCTCGTGCTTGATGCTCTCGCGCAAACCGCCCTTCACTAGCAGAGGCGTGTTCTCACCAGCATCGGGCGCGGCCTCGCCGTCGACGATCGCCTGGACGTGCTGCTGCTTCGTCGCATCCTTCAGCTCGGCCCACTCTTCGAACGGGCCCATGTCTTCGCGCTGGTAGTGGCCGAATTCCGCTTTGGCTGTCGCCTCGACGAGCACCGCGCCCGCTTCCATCGAAACCGCGTAGGCGACCTCGAGTTCGGCCGCCGCGCGCTCCATCGCCCGAGCGAATGCGCCAAAGGACTTGTAGGTCTTCATTCGTCCGGCCTTTGCCATTCCATGCGCGACCACGACCACTTGCGACCGCGGATTTCACCGGCTGCGACACACCAGCCATGCACTTGCGCTGGAGAAAACGACATGATGACGTCCCACGGAACCCCAGCGTCGAGCAGCGTCAGCACCTTCCTGACGCCGGGATCCCGGCTTATTTTTTTGCGTGTTCGGTCGCCTCTTTCTCGTCGCGCTCGTTAAATGCGTTGACGCCGCGCTGCAAGGCATGAAGGCCCTTGTGGCCGAGCCGATCGATAAGCCCGCGCATTTCGCGCAACGAGGTGCAAGGAGAGATGCGTTGATCGTCGATCGCGCTCAGGTAGATCAGCGGTAGGAACATGCGCACCAATCGCCCATTGTCTGCGGCCTCGGAGCCCATCGCCTGCACCATGTCGTACTGAGCAAGCGGACCTGGATAGGTCAGCGTGATCGTGCGGCCGTCGCCCACGGGCACGCTCAGCGTGTCGCCGTTGATGACGAGTTCATCGGACGGTGCATCGCCACTGGTTTCAACAACGTTGAGGTCGGTCATGGTTTAGAGCTTGATTCGGGTGGACGCGCAGAACGAGACGCGCTGGATGACATTCTTCTCGGCTTCGGCCTCGCCCGGATCCTCGAAAAAGAGGATGACGCCCTGATACTGGAACGTGGTCACGACGCCGGCGACTTCTTCGATCGTTTCCTGGATCACGCCCGTGGGTAGGTTGGCGCCCGCGTAGTACGCCGCTTCGTTCGCAGCGAAGTAGTTATCGAGCGTGCCGTCCGCGCGCGAGACATCGAACGAGCCTTCCCAGCCGCCTTCCTGAAAATTCAGATGGATCGGCAGGCTGTTGAGCGGCTTGACGGTGAGCTTGTGATTGATCTTCCGGCGCTTGAAGTTCAACAGCGTCGGCAGCACCAGCAGGCCGCTCGCGGTGTAAATGTCGAACTTATAGTCGCGCCCGAGCGATAGACCGTTCTGCGGCATGGCTTACTCCAATTGAAAAAGCCACCGCGCGGGTGGCTTAAGCGGACGAGAAAGGGTTACTGCGGGGTGACGGTGACGGTTTGGCCGCCCTCGATGTTCACCAGGAAATATCGAACGATGCTCAGATACGTCACCGCGACCGTCGCCACCATGTACCCGAGCGCAACCTGGCTCATCGGATTGTTGTTCGCGTCAATCTGCACCGACCACGCCGGCTGAGTCGGCGCGTTGACGTTGCCGATCATGTTGTTCGCCTGCAGGTTCGCGAAAAAGGCGTCCATCGCGCCCTTCACGTTGCGGCGCAGATTGATCGTCTGCACCTTGCCGGGAACATAGCCGAACGCGCTCGCGATCGTGAACGCGATGTAGTTAGTCATCCGCGTGTAGTTGTCGCCGTTCGTCGCGCTGTTGCTGCTGGCGTTGCGTCCCGTGCGCGCCGCGAAGATCGCGCCGGCCGGTGCCGGGTTAGTGATGACTTCGAGGCGAGACGTCGCGGCCAGCGCGATCTCCGAATCGCTGTACGGCGAGTTCTGCATGCTGCGCTGCGTGGCGATGATGCCGCCCAGCGGGGCGTTCAGAATCGATTGCTCCGGGCTCGTCGCGGCCTGTTTGGCCGAGCTGAACGTGGCCGGCGAGACCATGCGGTTCACGCCGTTCACGTTGTCCTGCCAGTAAGCCCAATCGCCCACGAGGCACGCAAAGCCGTAACCGTCCACCCCCGCGCTTGCGAGTGCCGCGGCGCTGGCCGTGACGCTCGTACCGGGCGGGTTTGCGCCGTGGAAGTAGATGCCCTCCTGCAAGCCAAAGGCGAGCTGCGCCGGCCACGTCGTCGATGTCTGGCAGTCGATCAGGTTGCCGACCTGCGCGCCCGACTTGCGAAGCGCGTACATGCCGGTGCGCGTCAAGCCGTCGGCACCGACCAGCGTCGTGTCTGACACGCCGCCGGCACCGTCCGTGCCGCCCGAGAGCGTGTAGGTCTGCGTCAGATTCGGTGCATTGACCGAAGTGCCGAGGGTGGCGATGCAGTTCTGCGAGGGGCCGCGCAAGCCCGTCTGACCGTTATTCACGGCATTGACGAGGTTCAGCCACACGCTCACCGACAGGGCGATCGATCCGCCCGTGCCAGCACCGCCGGTCAGCGTCGCCGTGGCCGAGGTATAGCCGGAACCGGGGTTGATGACCTTGAACGTACCCAGGCCCCACGTCAGGGTGACGGTGGCGCCAGTGCCTACGCCCGACGTCGACGACGGTGCAACGGGGTTCGTCGGGATCGAGCCTGCGGTGAGGGAGCCGGCGTTCGTTACGGCCAGCGCGGTGATGGCGCCGGCCGTCGCCGTGACCGTCAGAATGACGCCATTGGGCAGCGTGATCGTATCGCCCGTCACATAGCCCGCGCCGGTTGCAGCGGCCGTCGCCGACAGGACCTTCAGGCTGATCGAGCCCGTCGCCTGTACACCATTTGCGGCTTGCGGCGGCGAAATGCTCAGGGCTGGCACCGACGTGAAGCCAGTACCGGGCGTCACCGTTCCGCCGCTCACGCCCATGCCGACGTTATCGAACACCTCCGGGGTGAAACCCGCGCGCTGGATCGACAGCTTGTAGGTGCTCGCCGCCGTGCCCGCCACGATGGATGCGGTGATGCTGTTGCCGACGACGCCGGTGTAGAGACCGGTCAGCGTCATGCCGGTGGCCGGCGAGCCCTGCGTATCGACGAGGTTTGCGCTGGCGGCGGTGTCCGTGCCGTCGCTCACGCGCACGAGAATGTAGTTCTGGACCTTATTCTGGTCGCCGATCGCGACCGCCGTCGCGATGTCGTGCGGCCGGAATGTCACGGGACCGACCATCTGCTGCGCTTGGGCGCTGTTGCCGATCCCCATCATGGGCGCATTGACCGGCCCCCACGAGCCGACGCCAACCAAGCCGAGGCCATCGGTCGCGACGCCGTTGATGTAGGCGATGCTCGGCGGCTGAATGATGACGTACAGGTCAGGGGCCTGCAACGCGGTGACGTTGACGCTGCCAGCTTGATAGACGGGCATGTTTGCTCCAGAAAGCAAAAAGCCCGCGCTCGGCGGGCCTAGAAATGAAAAAGCCGCTCGAAGGCGGCTCAGACGCGAAGGAGTAGAGGGATCAGCCGTTCAGCATATGCGGCGGGATGCGCACATCCGGCTTGTGGCCGTCGATGAATCTGACCTGGATGCGCCAAGCTTCCCGCGTCCAGTCGACACCGAACTGCGCGCGCATGATCTGGACAAACGACTTTTTGATGCGCACGCAGACGGCCGGCGTTGCTTCCTGGCCAACGAATTGGCCTACGGCCATTTTCAGCGCCACGCCGGCGGCGCGCGCACGATCAGGCCTCACGAAGCCACCTTATGCACGTTGTGCGAATTGCTGGGCAGCACACGTTCGATCTCGCTCGCATCGCGGATCGCATCGCCCTTGCGGTACTGCTCGAACGCGTGACGGACAACGAGGTAGTAGCCGAGCGTGCTTTGGGCCGGTTCGGTCTCGACGACCGCATCGGATTGCGTCTTTGCCATGTGGGCCTCAGATATTGACGTTGAAGGATGCGCCGTTCGCTGGCGTGATGTTGACGCCCAGATGCGTCACCGTGTTCTCGGTGACCGGCTGTGTGAGGGCGTATTCGACCTCATAGAGCAGATTGCGGCGGTAGATCTGCTGCTTTTCGGAGCCGTCGGTCTGCGTCACGCCGCGATACAGCAGGCGCGACCACGTGTTATCCGGCATCGTGATACGCGGCTGCTGCTTGAACGCCAGCTCGAGCGCGTGGCCCGCTGCGTCGCGCAACAATTCGGTCGGCGCCCAGATGACGATCATGAAGACTTGCGCTTGCCGCCCGATTTCCTGCTGGACTGTCACCGGCACCGAGATCGCGCCCTCGACATCGAACACGTTCGATAGCGTGATGGCGGGGCCACTGACCGTTGCACCCGGGATCAGCGCGGCCAGCGCGGCAGCAATCGTGCTGACCGTATCCGTCGCCTGCACGGCATAGCTGTAGGACTTGTAATTCACCTTCAGCATCGGCGCCTCGCCGGCCTTGATCGAGCCGCCGACCGTCACCTGGTTGCCGCTGATCGTCAGCGACAGTTGAGGGGCAGGGATCGACGCCTGCGCGTCGTCATCGCCAAGGAACCGGGTCGTGTTCTTGCCCATGCCCGGCATACCATAAATGGTCACCATCACGTTGCCGGCGGCCATCAGAGCCTTCAACTGCTGCGGCACCGGCCAGCCCGAGCGCACGACAACCGCCGTATTCACGACGCTGGCTTGCCCTGTGCCGTTGGGATACATCGCCGCGCCGGCCAAGCTTCCAAGCGTGTTTATGACATCGGAAATGTCGGCCATTACGGCTCCAGACGTTCGACCAGGAGTGCATATCCTAGCGAATTCCAGTAGGGCGCGAGTACTTGATACCGCACGCTCAATTCATCCGTGATGATGTCGTTCGTC